CCAGTTGTCATGCGTGAGATATTTAGTGTCATACCTGCTGCTGGAAGAGCCATCTTGTTTGTTGCAAAGTCTGCTGTTGGGCGACCTGCACGAGCAAGAGGTGCTGCTAGATCAACGAGGTACTGTGGGATTACGAGACCAGCAAAGTTGCCAGTTCCTACATCACGACGCTCAATCTCTTCTTCACGAGTGTGACGAGCAAGACGCTCTTGTGCTGCATAGTCGTTTCCAAACTTTGCTGCGAATGCATCCTTAACGAATGATACTTCTGACTGAGGTGTATATGTACGAGCCTCGTTTGTTACCTTTGTTCCGCCAACCTTTGGCATTGCAACTTCAGCAACTGCTGATCGTGCTTCTGTAGCCTTTGCATCTGCAACAGCCTGAGCAGTCAACTTTTCAATCTTTGAATCTAGTGAGCGTGACTCTTCAACAAGGGCATCAACCTTTGCTGATTCATCATTTGTAAGGTCTGTACGGTTCTCTGCAGCAACTGCTTCAAGAACTGCGTCCAACTCTACCTTAACTGCATCACGGCGTTCAATTACTTTGTCCAAATAAGACATTTGTTGTTCTCCTTTGTGAGTTTGTTTAGTGTGAGGTGGTGGTTATGGATTTCACGACGCTTACGGGTGTGAGCCTAACTCCGACTTCTACCTATCTTGTTAGATAGGAATATTATTTTATTGTGTTTCTCTTTGCTTGTGCTAAGCGTAGAGACATTGATCTTGGCATATTATCTGGCAAGAAGTTTAGAACTGATGGATGATCTCCAACAATCTTTCCACCTTGTCCAGGAACATCTACTACATCTATAACGCTTGTAGCAAGTTCTTGCTGTTCAACATCTTCTAGTGGAGATTCAGATTCCTCTTCTTCTCCTTCGCCTTCTACTCCATTGTTACCAAGTAGTGTACCCATGACTTCTACAGCCTTCATGATATATTCATGACCTTCTGCTAAGTCTCCAAATACACTCTCTAATACTAGTAGTGAATCACCACTTACTTCTCTGCCCTCTTTTATTTGCAGGATAGCCCTCTTAATGGCTTCTCTTGCTTCTACTGAAGTTGCTGGGTATGCAGGATATGTAACGATTGATACATCTCCATCAGCAAGGCTTACTTCTGTAAGGGTTCTTTCTGTACGGTCTTTGCTCCAGTTTTGACGAATTACTCTGAATGCAAAAGACATTTGGTCAACATCTCCACGCTCAACAAGAGTATAGAGGTCTCTTGCTTCTTGTGTGTTTGCTAGTTCTGCTTCAAAGTATAGTCCTGTTTCATCTTCGTATAATCTCATGGTACCGTTTTTGGTTCTGGCCATAGGCAATCCTTCGTGGTTAGCCAATAGACGAACATCTGGTGTCTCTTGTAGTGTCTTTGAGAATGCACCTGGTGCTATCTTCTCAATAAACGGTAGTGGCAAGGAAGCCTCGTTGAATACTGCAGCATAACCTGCCATACGCATAGTACCGTCTTCTGCCTGTCTTGCCTCTATGTCTCTGACCGTAAAGGTACGGCGTTCTGTCTTTTTCATCTTGCTCCTTGCTTTATTAGTTTCATTATCTAATTTATCAATTTGGCGTTGTGCCCAGTCTTGAGCAGCATCATCAAAGTTTGAGTTTCCACCCCAGAGTAGCCAAGCAACTAATCCTGCACCAGGATATCCTGGATCTGAAGAATCTTTATTCTGTGGTGCCTGTCCATCTGCCTTGTGTCTTGCGAACCAAGGTGCCATCTTTCTTACTTTATCTTCAGAGATATTGCCATCAGCCATCTCTCTTGCTGCTCTTTTGGTACCTTCAGTTAGACCGTCGCCACCAAAACCTTCTGCCAAATAATCTAGTCCTCTTTGTGCATTATCTCTAATGAACTGTGGAACATTGTCTACTGGCATTATTCTTTGACCTCATCGCTGTATGCAGCCTTTGGATCTGCTGGATCAACCAGAGATACCTGCTGCAACTGTGCTGAAGGAAGACCTGTGTGATTTAGTTCTGTCATGTCTAGCATCTTAGCAACATCATCTGGGTTGTAACCAACCTGAACAAGGATAGAAGCAATCTCAGCCTTCATCTTATCTCCAACAAGTGGTGCTTGATTAGCATCAATGTTCTGGAGAGGAAGTCTATATTGATCTCCTGGATCTCCAAGTGATGATAGGTCTTCGTAGTTGCGTACATCGTTTAGTGACAAGAAGCCTTCTCTTAGTCCCTTTGTGTATGCATCAAAACGCTCAATTGTAGTACCACGCAAAAGTGCATCTAGGTTAAAGCGAATAAATCCATCTGACTCAGGAAGTAGTGGAGATAGTGCTTGTTCCAAACGCTCTAGCAATGGACGCAATGAGTGTTGGACAAATGAAAGGTTCTGTGCTTCTACAGATGAGTAAGACATAGATCCTGCTACTGGGTGTCCTAGTAGTGTCAATGGGACACGGAAGATTCTTGCAATGTCTTCTACATTGAATTTTCTCACTTCAATTAGTTGTGCGTCTGCAGCGTTTAGTTGAAGTGGCTTAAATGCAGCACCACCAGAAAGAATACCAACTTTACCAGACATGTATGGGCCTGAGTGTGATTCTTGCCAGTTGCTTGCAATATCTCTTGCTTGCTCTGCGTTCAATTCTCCTGCAACTTCAATAACTCCACCAGGATTTGATGCGTTACCAAAATATGAAGCAGCATATGTATCAGAAGCCTGTGCAATACCAACAGACATACGGCAAGCACCAATTGGGCTTAGTCCGTAGTGTGATCCTGGTAATCTAAATAGTGGAATATGAAGAACTTCATTGCTTGTTAGAATCTGATCATATAGAGCATTGTCTAGATCCTTAACTCTGTATACAAGTGGTTCTCCTGGAATAGGTCTTTCAATTCTTACTTCATTTGGGTTTAATACATATAGTTCTGTTACTTCATTATTATCATCTCGTACCGTCAAAATAAATGCATTTCCATGCAAGTGTAAAGAAGTAATTACTTGCTCAATAAATTCTAGTCTTGTTGATTCTGGGTTTGGCTTATTAACCCACTCTGGAGTATAGCCATAAACTGATGAATAGGAAAGACGATTGCGGCCTCTGCGTACATAAGCACCCATTGGCAATGAAGAAATAGTATCTCCAAGCAACCTTACGCATGAATAAACGGTAGATGTACGAATAGCAGACTCTGTGTCTACATATGTACCAGTATTAGCAACACCAAACAATGGACGAGGTGGAATCAGTGGCAATATATACTGACTGTTCATGTCTCTGGCTTCTTCAGATGCCCTCAATCTTTTAGATAGACTCATTTTTACCCTTTTCCATTAGTTAATTTTACCATGATACTTAGACCCATGTGCTGATACCTACTCGCTTCCAAGTGTTTGTTGCTGTGCATATGTAGATATAGTCTGCATCCCAGGCAATTTCTCCAACTGTTCCTGTAGCAGATGCTGATGCTGGAGTCTTTGTAAGTAATTCTAATTGACCATTTATCTTAACTCTTCCAGCAGTACCACCAGTGTTATCAAAGGCACCAAAGATCAGAGGAGTTGTAGTGCTTGTATTAGAGATATAGAGTCTGTCAGAGTTTGTCTCATTAAGACCTGCCTGATATCCAAGGAAAACACTGCGATTTAGTATTGCACCAGAAGGATTTCGTCCTGCTTGGTATCCAATCATTGTGTTGTTTTCACCGTTAAAACTTAACTGATAGGCTCCTCTACCAACTAAAGTATTTCTGCTGGCATTTAGAACTGTTGCAACTGGTACAGCAAATCCTGTTCCAGTATCCATTCCTGCAGGACCAGAGCCTATGTTATATTGTAAACTATCTCCAGCAATATATCCTGAACCAGGAACTGAAATAGTTACACTTGTAATTGATCCACCAGATACGACTATAGTAAAACGAGCAGATTGACCAGCATATGGTCTATTAGGAAACAGAGGAACATTGCTGTATGTTCCATCTGTATAACCTGAGCCAGGGTTTGAAATTGCTGAAAGTGTTAGAACTCCAGATCCAGTGAACTGTGCAGTTCCTTGTCCTACAGCAACATTGTCTGTTGATGATCCGTTAGCCTGCAATGCTCCAGTACCAAATGCAGAATTAGCAGTTCCAGTCACATTGCCTGCTGCTACTGCTCCACCAACATATGTACCAGACCCTGTTGTGTTATATTGTGCTGCGAAAGTTCCAACAGCAACAATACCACTAGCAGTAGTTAAAGTAGATGCTGCTCCCTGTCCAATAGCAACATTGTTAACACCAGTAGTAGCATTTACTAGTGCATTGTATCCAAAGGCTGTGATATCAGTTCCACTA